GCGATTGTGTTCTCGTTTCCTGTGGGTGGCTCATACCCACTGACATAACTAATTCCGCCACCAGTTTTCCATTCTACATCAGGAAATACCCATCCACCTCCGCTGTAGGTTGGAAATGGTCTGTCACGGACTTGAACTACTCCAAGACATCCACCGCAGCAACCACACCCCGGACTGTGTTTGACTGCCATGATTAGCAATCCTCCGCATCAACGATCCATACACCATCAACACGCTTACAAAGTATGTAAGCACTACCAGCAATAGCAGTCCCAAACGGGTTATAGACAATCATCGTACTGCCAGTGGCAACAAGAGTTCCATCTGCGCCTATCTGCTGCATTGCAACATCCTCGGCTTTACCGGCAACTGCACCACTTCTAGCAGGGATACCGCCGGAGGCTGTCTGAGCGATACAACCTTCCAGCCCCATTCCATCTGTTACAGGGTAGCTTGGATTAAACATTAGAAGTTCTGCAAAAAGTTTGTGAACTCAATCGACTCATATCTTCTATGAGTCTTAAAGTTAGGTCGAGTTGCTGTCAAATCTGCATCTCCATCGTAGTCGAGAAATCCCATGTATGGTTCACTTGTGTTTTCATCGAGGAACTTTCTTATTCTCGGTGGACCAACCGCAGGCGAATCGTAATACTTCGGAGAGATCATTGGGACCTGTGCTTCCCATCCAGTATTGACCCATGTTCCTGACTGGTTGTAGTAACCATCTGGGCTAAGTTTGACCTCATACGTCACCTTTGCCCATGTAGCAGGACCAGAAACCGTTTGTATGTCAACCTCTGATACATTTTTAACTACAATCCTCCAAAGACCGGGATCAAACCCCTTCCAAGCCGTTTGGTTTGTCTTGTATGACCTGTCAATTATTTGCTGGTAGGAAACATAGGTTTCATACTGTGCTACTGTCAAAGTAAGCAAAGGTAATTGTGTAGTAACTGGTGCAGGATACTGAAGGAGTCCAAATGTATCTGTTCCATCTGTAGCCTCAAACATCCAGCATTGTTTGGACTGAGAGTTAGTTCTTACATCTGGCGTTGCAAAAGCAGTTCCGAAGTCCTGATACAGAACCCTCTCTTTGCCATCAACACTGACCGTCACCTCTGGTCTTAGGTCAGTAGGAGCGTTGGGGACTTCGTTGTGTTCACTTTCGGTTTCAGTCTTTGCTTGAAACGTGCAAGTAACATCAAAAACAGTAGGAGCATCTCTCCTTCGTTTAACATCTTTGCTGATACAGACTGCATAAGGATGGACAACACCTGAGTCAGCATCGTAGTAAACGCTCTGTTGAACAAGAGGAAGTCCATCTGCTCTACCTACGATTGCAGCATTGATATCCGATGGATTGCCTGAATAGCGACTTCCATCTGCATCGAGCGTCTTGACGATGTAAGCCTGAGTAAAGTTAGTGGTCGTAGATCGACTGTTTCCTTGTCCAGTAGACCCACTGACTCTGTAGCTATCATCGCCAACTTTGCAAACACTAAAGTTAAACGCCATTTCTATTTCCTAGTTAGCAACGAATATCAGTGTCGCCGTAACATTACCGCTGACTGCATCAAGTTGAATAAGATGGCTGCTTGCGTCAGTCACAGCACTTCCTGTTGCCCCGTATGACAGAGCAAAGAATCCGCCAGCAGGGAGATCGATTTGATTGCTTCCGCCAAGAAGCCCTGACCATGAATTAGCAACCGTTTGGTTGATCCTTAGTGTACCAGCAGAATCACCATCGTTCTGAATAATGATACTGTTTACTGCCGTGTTAGCGTGTGTCTCGCCAAGGTTATCATCACCCGCGCCCGCACCGACATCCAGTGTTCCTAGATCGTAAACATCCACTGTCAACGATGTCCCTGAAGTGATAACTTCCTTGTCAATTAGAAGCACCTTATCAGGAACAATCACAGAACTTGCGTTCTTATTGTCTTGAGAGAAGGACTTGTTGATCGTAATGCCAGCACCAGCAGCATTGTTTGCTGTAACTCTGGATGTGATGGAGAAATCTGATCTTGTTACTGTTGCCATTGTTAAATCTTCTTAATCTAGGTTTCTGATTTTTATTGTAAGTTCATCTATTGCAGTCTTTAGGTCAGTTATTGCATTGTCTCTTTTTTCGTCTGCTGCCTTCCTATCTGCTTCTATTTGCCTTCTTTGCTCAGCAGCACGATCCTCTGCTTCTTTTACTGCAACAGCAGTCTCATTCTCCTGAGTCTGCCGACGAAGAAACATAAACTCCTCAACTGACCCTCCGGTAAACATTGCATCTTTTTGCGAAGGACCTGCTGCAATATTCTTTTCTTGTGCCAGACGTTCATTCAAATCGGACTCTTGCATCTTGAGCAATGCCATTTCAAAGTCATGGCGTTCATTCGCCATTTTTTCCTGATCTTCTAATGCCTGCCTCTCCCTCTCAAGTCTATTAAGCTCTTTTCCTTGTGCCTCCCTTCTGTCTTCCTCCCACTGTTTTCCCATTGTTTCCATGAGGTTTACGGAGTCATCACCACCAAACAAAGCCTCTCCAACATCTTTGTATTTTAATCCAGTTGTACTTCCTTTCATTGCTTCATCAAGCAATCCTTTGCTGGTTATGGAATCAATAAGTTTCTGAAAAGACTCGGCAGTTGTCTCTGGATCTATTATAGCTGCCTCTAATGCGTTTCTCTCTGCTATCTTCTTGTTCTTTCTGGCAACTTCTTCTTGCATTTTAGCAAGTTCAGCTTCAGAAGCAGCACTTGCTGATGCGTAACCAGACTTACCCATAACTCCTTTGTCTGCGTAACCTTTCAATGTCTTGAAATACAGTTCCGCTGCACTAGAAACATCTTCTCCAAAAAGACCTGTTTCAGCGACAACCCTTAAAATAGGCTCAAGAGATGAGCCGGTTAATCCACCAAGCAAATTAATCGAGGTTGATATGTCTCCGAAATCGAAGCCAGTCTCTACACCTCCAGCTCCACCGAAACGAGAACTCACTTCAGTTCCAGACCCTAAACCGAAATCAATCTTCCCTGTCGAAACAAACTCGGCAAACTCTGTCCCTTTCTCAACAGCGTAAATCATCTTGTCTAAAAACTTTCCAGCCGGACCTTTCTCCGATTTACCTAGAGTCTGTAAGAACTCCTCCCAAGCAGAAGAAAGGACTGTCATTTTTCCAGAAATAGTCTCTGCTTGCTTTTCTAAGTAACCAGCAAAAAGACCTCCTTCGCTTGTTACATCCACAAGAGCCTGATTTAGATGCTCTGCTGTTATCTGCCCATTCTTCATTGCATCAGCAAAGTTCTCCATCGAGATTCCTGCTGCATCAGCCACGGCCTGCAATGAAAAGCCAGCATTGATAAGCTGATTCTTTTCTTGGCCCATCAGTTTGCCCTGTGCATTAACCTGCGCAAAAGCAATCGTCAGCGATCTGAACTTCTCTGAGTTGCCACCTGCTACCGTGCCAAGCCTTTTAAGACGATCTGTCAGCCCATCAGTAGTTAGACCATAAGAAGCCCATGTTTTCGCGTTCTCGATCAACTGGTTGTTAGTCAGAATCGTTGTTTTAGCTAACTCTCTAAACTGATCGGTAAGTGTTTCTCCCAATTGTTCGCCAAATAGAGTCTTTAATCCAGCTACTTTAGCTTCTAGGTCTGCAAAAGCTGAGATAGATTCCTTTATCAAACTTATTCCACCAAAGCCTAGCCCCATAAGAGCCATTGAACCCGTCCCTGCACCACCTAAGAACCTAGCAGCACCAGCAGCGCGACCTCCAAATCCAAGTCCGCTAACACCAGAAGCAGCCATACCTGCTGTGCGTGCGCGTTTCTGACGATTTCTTTCTAATTCTTTCTCCTGCTTGTCTAAACCAAGGACTGCTCGCCTTTGCTTTTCAAGCTGTTCAACTCTCCGTTGTTCTTTGTACCTTAGAGTTGTAAGCTGTTGCTCATATTCTTTTTGGCTGATAGCTCCCTGTCTTAATGCCTGACTTAATTGATCTTGAGCTATTTCAAAGTCTTTTACGCTTCTTGATGCCCTATTCAATCCTTTTTCTACAGACTTGCCGACTCTAACAAAGTCATCTGCTGTCTTTGTTCCACCCACTAACTTCATATCGAAGCTAATGCCGTATCCAACTAAAGTTGTCGTTGTTGCCATTTTTCTGATCCAAGATATTAGTTAATGCTGATTCCGTGTTTTTGCTTGTATCTCTTAGGGTTTGCAAGAACTCTTCTGGCAACAGATCGAACTAAAGAGGGAACTTCTCGTCTTAAAATAGACTTTGCACTATCAATGTAGTCCTCTTTACCGTAGTCGTTCCCACTTGGATTGCCCCAATAATGATGGTTCTTCCATCCATCATCTCTAAATCTGGCTTTATATGCAGAAAGAGTTTGACCAGCAAAGACAATATCCATATTCATGTCTTGACTTCTCCACACCTTGTAAGAAATATCAAGCATGGAACCATATCTGTTTGCTGCTGCTTGCTCTTTCTTTGATCGCTTCAGATGCGTACCAGTCGCTTTTGCTCTGCGTATTCCCTTTGCACGCATTTGAGCCTGAATAGTAACAGCAGCAACCTGTCCTATTTTTTGTGCAAACTCCCTGTGCATTGCAAGCTGAATGTCATTTCTAACACCAATCATTGCCTGCTGAAGTAGAGTTGTAATGTCTATCTGCGACTTCATTTTTGCCATTGCTTCACCATCGAATTGAGTTGTTCTCTAGCATCCTCAGGATCTCCCGATGACGACTCCCCGGTATCCCGCTGAACAATCTCAAAGGCAATCCACTGGTCGAGCAATGTGGGACTTACAGTGTCCATCCAATGAACTGGGTCATCTATCTTTAGTTTCTGGCAGACGATAAATGCCCAGCGTAGTCGATGGTTTCTTTTGAAATGCTTAATTAGCTTTTCGACTCGCCCTGATCTTTTTTTTCATCTTCCGTGTTGAAATCTAAGATCGCATGAACAAGCTCATCGAGCTTCGCACCATCCAGTTCTAGGATGTCCTTGAGATCCGCCTGAGTAAACATCGGGTTGCCATCTTTATCGCACACTTGGTCGATAATCATGTTCGCTCGACGCTTCTCTTGGGTCGTCTTGTCAGACTTCCCTTTTTGGTCAAATAACTCTGACAATCTTCGTGAACGAAGCAACTCAGTCAAAGGCTTTAAGAACACAATACCGAAACCTTCCACTTCGACCTCCTTTGGTGTTGGTTTTAGTGAAAGCAGTTTCTCACGAGTCAAAGATGTCATCTTCAGTATCTCCCTGTTCAACTTCTGTAGTGTCCTCATGCGACCAAGTTCCGATTAACTCGTTCGCTTTACTATCGTCCCCAAGAAGGAGATCGATTTCACTTTCAACGATCTTTACAAGATCCGTTGGTATGCGTGAAGTAAGGTTGATAGGGTCGCCATGTTTGCAACCCTTGTAACCAACCTGCCTTCCGTCGAGCAACACGATGTACTGATTCAGGAAATGCTCTTTCCCAGATCCTAAACCAATCCCCATGTGCTTTCGTAGTTCAACTCGACTCATAGCTTACCCTTTATTAGCTACCTGCTGTAAACGATGGTTCAGTACCGATACCATCAAAAGCAAACGTAACGGTCATCTCAACGAGCGATGTCCCGTTGATTTCGGAAGTCGATACATCCGTTAGGAATCCACTTCCTGTCAAAGATGCTGCTGTCGTCTCACCGTCGAGCAATCCAAAGGAGATCGTTGCAGTACCAACGTCACCAACGCTCGCCACTGGCAAAGTTCCGCTGAATCGGAAAGTCGCAGAGACTTCACCGGGTTCTTTGAGGAACGATGGGATGTACTCTTTGAAGTTGCTGCTGTCGAGGCATGTAGCGTCGATCTTATCAACTGAGAAGCCGGATACAGAGATGCTTCGCGCGCAAGCCGACGAGATGCCGGGGAAAGTCGCGGTCGCACCCTCACCTGTGTAGTATGCTGATGGCATTTTTTAATCCTTGTTAAACTTTTGTATAGGAAACGTCGAAACTTTGAACGGTCCTGAATTGCCAGTTATCTGTTCCATCATTCGGTATATCGACAAGATGTATCTTACCAGTTTGTCTTTTCACACCGTTGATAAATATGTCATCGCCTGAGATTCTACCACGGTATCCGTTCAAAGAATCTTCAATAGCATCTGCAAGATCATTTGCTTGTTCTCTCGACTCGCCATAGCTTTCAAACCTTACGGTTGCTGTAGCGATAGGAAAGAACTCAGTCAAACAATCGTAAGCATCCTCGTATGTTGTGTAGAGGATGGCAGATGGTTTATCAGAGCCTTCAGGTATGTAGTCAGCAAAAACACGACCACCACTGACGCTTAATACTGTAGCATCGTTTTTCGCAACGGCAATCAAAGTAGGAAGGATACTACCCATCAGAACTCACCTCGTAGCT